GCGAAGACTAAAATCCTCGAAGAGGACTTTAGTCCCCACTAGAGGGGTTGGCATTTTGCCAACCCCTCAACCCCTGCTCAGTGAGCAGGGGCCCAGCCTAGCTTGGTGTTGACGGCTAGGTCACGTCCATACCTTTCGAGGTGCTTCTTGTCAGCGACTGGCAAATCGCTGCGTTTTAAGAAGAACTTCTGAAGGGCTCCTATGTCGTCCAACCGAGATGGTGGACTAGTAGGGCGTACTACAAGACCCTTGACTAGAGGGCGATGCAGACGCGGACACATCTTCTCAGTATCATAACCTTGAAGAGAATGTCTGCCCAACACGGGAGAAGTATCGGCAACTGCAGGGAAGGGAATTAACTTCCTTACGTGGTCATCGATATATCTTGCCGCACTCCATAGACCAGCAGAATATAGCTGGTTTCGAAGTGAAACGGTAGATATTAATCTCCTCGGAGAGGTATCGCTGCGGGAGGGGAACAACGTCCGAGTACGCACTGGGGTTACCCAGTGCCCATCGTAGTAGTCTCCTCCGCAAGACTCTCTGAACTTTCCAGTCCAGTAAGACTTGCTTGTATTCACTCTTAGACCAAAATCTTCGAGTGCGTCTACGCAGCTTTGCACATATTCTACGGGAACAATGATATCGTCCCCATAGACACGTACCTGGCCGACTAGGCGATCTAAATCGCTTCGTCGGACTGGGCGGTTGAGCTTCTGCTCAATCCCGCAAAACACGATAGTAGTGAAAACCATCGCTTCTACGGGAAAGCATAGTGCTGAACCCATCGACGCGAACTTGGCAAGGGGAATTACCCCAAAACCAGGCACATCTGCTGTCCTAGACCTGCAAGCGTCCACACCCTCTTTTACAAAGGTGTGTCCTGTAAACAGGTTTTGAACCAACAAATTCGAAACACGATCGGAGGCCTCACTAAGATCTAGCGTTGCCAAAGTTCCAGTAAAAGAACCCTTCCTAGCCAATTCCCGATTAGGGTTTTGGTCAGAAAATCCGACAAACGGCCGGCAGACAGTCACGTCTTCCAGCAGCTTCACGAGTCTTTCGCTAATCCCCTGTTGCACGTATTGCATGCAGGTCGGTTCAATAGCTATGACTCGAGGAGTTTTGAGCGTTTTAGGAACTGTAATGACCCGTACGGGCCGTTCAGAACCGGGTTCGAGGAGTTTAACACGTTCGAGATATTTACTATATCTCCAGTTTGGAAATAGAAATTCCCCAGCGGGGAATAACCAGTCCATCCTGAGTGGCCACTCGAGCTGATCGTACTTACGATTACCTGTAAGTCGATCAGCAGTGGCTCCTGGACCGTGCTTTGGAACAACCTCGCCACTGGATATGTACTTTTCCAGTTTGGAGAATACATCGCTCCAAAGGAGAGTGGAGATGCGCCTAAAACGAGCAATTCCTTGTTCGTCCAATCGCGAATCATTCTCTCTAACCTCCTTCTCACAATCGATGAATTTAGATATGGCAGCAGCCGTCCTTGCATCACTGCAAGGTAGCTCTATCTTCGCGAACGTCTGCGTTAGCTGACGCACAGCGAAGATCGCGTCCACACTTGGTTCATCGACCAACACGCCACTAGCACGATCAAAGACGAGTTCCAGGAAACCTCCGAGAAATCGGGGGAGACCTTGCTTCCTAGAAAAACCCAGGAAAGCATTGGGATCAACCATCCCTTGGTCGAGACATCTTTCGAAGTCTTTACCGAAGGACGGTAGGGTGATCGTTAAAAACGACACACCTTCGTCCGAAGACCGACTCACGACTGTTTTAAGGTCGCGAGTGGCACTAGTGCAACACCCTACAGCTAAATCAATAGCCATAGCATGCCAGAGAGCAATTAGGCTTTTCATCCCTTCCTCCTAACAGAGGTAAATGGAATCCTTAGCCAGCTGGTTTCTGCGGAGGAATAGTTGGTTTTATACTATCCTCCAAACAGTCCGAAAATACGTAGGTCTCCTTTACCCCTTGGCCTTTCGTGTAAGGGTCCTCAGCCAAATGGCTGAGGACCACAAACACGGAAATGAGGACCGAAGAAGCGGTGACAAGGCCGAATAAAATCAGCCAATAAGTCGATCGCATTCTTTAGTTCTCACCACCAAGGAGGCTGGTGATCTTCGCACCGGTTGAAGCAGTTAGGTAGGCCGTGAGGCCGTCCACAACCTGCTTGAGCTCTGTGTTCGTGTACCCGACAGTTGGGGCATCGACGACCAAGTAACAGGCCATCGAAAACTCCTTGTTGTCTGAAGTAAACGGATCAGGGCCAATCTTCCGGTGATCAACGCGGATCGTGCGGCGGTTCCTCTTACCGTACTGGTGAGAGACCGTCAAGCGAACCAGCCCGTCGTCCTTCTGGTAAACAGAAGAATTGGGGCTGCTGCTGACTCGCGGAAGCGAGTTGGCAACGGCGTTGATTGTAACGGACTGCGGATCTGCAAAAGCCATTAGGCTGTCTCCTGGACTTGAAGGGGTACCTAAAATCTGAGTCTGATTAATAAGACTCGGCACCCTGATAGAACAGCGAACAGGTTTGTCCGCCGCACATGTGGCAATCGCCAATAGAAAATTAGTAGGCGATTTGGGGACTTCGGGTTATACCCAAAGCTCCCAGGATGGCCATCTGGCGCACTGAAAAAGCGCTCCAGTTAAGGCCGAAACCAAAAGGTGTGGCAGCTCTTCGCACTTTCGTTTCAGTTTGAAAGTGTTGAGTTAAATTGAGGACTTCACCGTTACAGGTGATAGCACCTCGATTCGTATAGGTCCATGTTTCGGAAGTTTTTTCCATCATGTACCCGTACGCCATCACCAGACCGTCTGTGGACATAGCAGAGAGGTTGTGTAGCACATCCCCTGTGTTGCTCATCCAATCAGCAGCCCAACTCCATGGCATTAAGTTCCAGATAGCCTCCGGATCAGGCACGCAGCCGTATAACTTATTGGCTTCGCGAATGAACCGTCCTGTCTTATCCCCCATAGAATTACCTGAGGGAATAGCATAGGTAAAGGCACCTGAGAACCACCGTTTTTGCGAAAATTCGGTGGTCTTCGTGGTTTGACCACGGAACTTGCCAGTTTTATAGAGAGGCGTTATCATTGTTGGCCATGGACTAAAAAGCCCGTTGTCAACATGTGAGTATTCCGTCTCTATCGGAAAGTCATACCGCTGCCTAGATGTTCGACCAGAATTCCGTCGATATTGGTCCAGAATCTTTTCATGATTCTGAACTGTTTTGGCGAATTTCTTAAGGTCGTTCACGAAAGGCTTCCACCCGAACTCAACGTTCAGGTACTCTGATCCGAGTTCTCTAAAGTCTTGTAATCTTGACTTCATGAGACCGGATCCTATGATGGAGGGAACTCCATCACGGTACAACTCCCCTAAGGAAGTTGCAAGAGATGCGGATGATTGTGTGGGTTCACATCGTGCAATAGCCGTCGTTCCAGCAATGTCCAATGTAGCATCGGACGATTTGCGAAGCGGCGGCATATGCGACTGCGCGAAAGCGCCGGCGACTGCAAACTGCGGACCATGATAGTCATATCGACCGTCATAGTGAGCATAAACCTTCTTGGGACAATCGTCCCAATAGGTGTGTTTGATAGTCACGAAAGGACCACCTGTATCACCCTTACCGGCATGTTCTGGCCAGTTTGAGTGATTGGTGCTCAGCGTATGCTGATCACCGTAATGGTTCCATGTACCCGAGCCGGTAACCAACCACCGAGGTGGTGATTGGGTTCCGTCCCAGGTTCGTTCTTCGTGCTTTCCCTGAGAATAAGGGAGAATACGAAAACGATCTGACATGGCTACACAACTTTCCTAGAGTTAATTAGTTATGGTCTGATTAACTTGCCAGTTAACCAGGGTGTTAACACAAAGTGCTGGGAGGCCCTTCGG